GTCTGGGTTACGATTCGCATAAGGTTACCTCCTTTGTATCATATTGCGGTACTACATATTCGCTCTAACCAGCAGATATATCAAGCACATTCAGCGAAAATACTATCCGAAGATAGGCCGTACTTTTGGGTCAGTATTGTTCTTATGTGACAATACTCCTCGTCGTTAAAAACGCCCTGGTTTTTGAGATTTCGGTACAGCGCCAGGGAGGTGCGGTAAAGGATCAAATTGCCGGGGGCATACTGGTCACGGCTGTCGGGATGCAATGTAGCAGGTCCGACAGCAGTATTTTCGGTTAGCATTTCCATAGCTATCAAACTCCTTTCCGCATTGCTGGCAGGTCAATTTGTAATAGGCCCGCTTGTTTACTTCTTCCTTGTGGCTGTTCCAGTAAGCCATCCGGCAACTGTCAGAGCAGAACTTTTTCTCCCGGTATCCTTTGGGTTGTACCAACGGACGACCACAATGTTTGCAGGCTTTGGTGCCGGGAATATGCCGGTGGCGGTGGATGTAGGAACGAACGGTGCTGGGAGACAGGCCCAGCTTGGCAGCGATCTCGGAAGGCGCGTGTCCTTCCAGCCGCATATTGTTAATGGCGATTTGATCTTGCAGTTTCATAATAACACTCCTTCCGTGTAACTGCAGAGGGAGAGTGACTCCGCAGAGCCACTCTCCCAAGTGGTTGTTAATAAGATCTTTTTTGATTCATACGCGCACGGAGCAGCAGTTCCATGGCGTCTTCGTGCGGTGTGTTGCCGCTGAACTCGGTTACGCAGTTCTCCTTTACAATCTGGAAGATCTGGAACCAGGCGGCATTGGCTTGTTTCATATACTCTCGTCCCATAACCACATAGGGGGAAGAGATTACAGTGCCGGAAGGCTTCTTTGCCAGGAAGCCGAATTCATTCACGGCCTCCTCACATTGAATCCAACGAGCTACGCTCATGGCATACTGCTCGATTTGTTGCACGGTTACCAAGTGATCGCACTTGCGCTCTCGTAGCCAGTTCCAAGTCTCTGTGTAGATTGCCTCGGCGCAGGTGACGGTGCCGTCTTTTTGCCGTGCTTTCATATAGTCCTTGACCGGCGGCATCTCCATACCCTTGAGATTTACGGCCTCGTCACCGAAATCTACGACCATTAAGGCTCTGCCGCCGGGGTTTCCGGTAGCCAGCTTCTCTGTGATGGCTTTCGGCTTTCTGCCGGCACCGGGACGAGAGCCGCCACGATTTGTTCCATCCTTGGACATGGTATCACCTCCTTTTTGATTCCTCAGATTTTTACTTTTGAATTCGCCATTTTTTAGCGTGAAAGCCCTAGGCCGTTGTCCGCATTAATAGCTGTAGAGATTTAGATCCCCCCACCCCCTCCCCGGGGGTCAGTCGAGACCTCTCATGTCATACACAAAGCCACAAGTGGGACAGTACTGCCAGAAAATCGGATCGTGTGTATTGTCGTAACGGGGCTCCATCTGGTGGTTACACTTAGGACAAGGTTTCCTCGGTACCACCAGACAGCGGTCACAGACCCTTTGATTGCCGTCAATATCCACATCAATCAGGTCGATGTAATCTCCATCGAGACCGGTGGTTACTGCCCAAAAGAAGCTGTGTCCATCGCCCTGCTGATCAAATCCAGGCCCCTCAAAATCGGACTTCCGGCTGGCCAGCACCGCATAATCACCGCTGATGGGCGTCACACTCTTGATTACCATTTCACATCACCTCCCTTCATCATAGCTTGCACATGGGAATCCCCGGTATCTACGGCATCAACGCTGGTGTCCAATCGATAGCCGCAGCCAAGGCAATCCTGCCAAGAGGTGGGGTTGTGGTTGACATCGTATTTGGGGAACATCTTCCGTCCGCAGATGGGACAATTGATCTTCTCCACCACCAGGCAGCGCTCACAGACTTCATAACAACCCGTCTCGTCCAGTTCGACCAGAACGATTTCATCGGGGTCTTCGTCACCGCCATCTAGGACAGCCCAGAAAAATTGGCGATCATCCAGCTTGCGATCGTAGCAGAGTTCGTGATAATGCTCTTTACGTGTTGCCAAAACGGCATAGTTGTTGTTTACCGGGGCCATACTTTTGAACTTCATTTTGAGTTCTCCTTTCGTTAATAAAAAATGGTTTATTTTGATTTTTGTCCTTTTTGTCACGCATCCTTTAAGATAGAGAAATATATCGTCATAGGGGTATATATAGAAAACAGTAATTTAACGAATATATATTTATACTATTTTTCTATCTATTACCCTTATGGGACAGCGGACAAAAAGGACAAAAGTCTTGACGTGGTTATGCTGACTGTTTGTACAGCAGTGGGTTGACGAGATAAACAGGGTTGGAAGGTCTCCCCTTGATGGGTACTTGTTCGCCTTCCTTAAGTGCCAGGTAACCCAGTTCTACCAGATGGTTCAGTACCGTCTGTGCAGCATCTGCGGTCTTGAAGCTACGGCACAGACGCATAAGATCCCGGCGGTTGAACTCAAGCAATCCGGTTTTGAGAATTGCGTCCAAGGCATATTGGCTCTGCTTAACCAAGGCATCCGCACCCATAAGGGTGTAAGCAGCACGGGCATGTTCAGCAAAGTATCTACCGATGGCGATCGCACCGGTCATCTGTTCCGGGGATACCATAGCGGATTCCGAGAGATCCAGGAAATCAGCGCATTTGGCATTGGCGGCTCGGCACAGAAGTCCGGAGATCCGCAGCACGGCACCTACCAGCTTACCTGCCCAATCCGGGATATCGGAGTATTCGCTTTTTAGCTTGGACTCCACTTCACCGGCAAATTGCTCCAGTAGCTTGTCCGCCTCCGGGGATAAGTAGATCAGTTCCGGTGTCTGCGGTTTCTCCTCGTCCAAGAGATTGCGAATGGTGACCTCATAGCACCGGGCAACTTCGTCGGGGATCGGCTGGGTGCGGTACAAGCGGTCACCCACACGGGACTTGGGCATACAGTACATAAATCGTGCGGTCAGGCCTCTGCCACGGAAAGTGCCGTTGCTCATCATACCGGACAGCACATTGGGTTGTACTGCTAACAGCACTGTCAGCGCTGGGTTCATGATGCTTTCGCTGTTTCTGCCAATACGATCCACACGAATGCTGTCTCCGCTGTGTCCTTTCAAGAATACGTCGATATTCACGTTCTTGGTGTAAATGCCGGAGAGCATATCGAAGATACCACCTTCTGCGGAGAGGATTGCTGCCGTGCCGTCGTTCTCTGAAAGTACAGAGGTCAGTTTTTCTGTGGTAACATCGTCCACATACAGCCGCATAGGCATCACCTCCCGGAAATTAGCCAGTTGCATAGATACATCCTGGAGATCCTCGATCTGCGCCTTACCCTTGAGAACCATTTCCTCCAGTTTGTGTTGCTCTTTTTCCAGCATCCGCTTTTCTACCCGGCTGCGTTCAACGGCGGCAGCGTGCAGTTGGTTATAGGCTGCTTCATACCGATGTACCGCACCGGCCATATGGCTGATGACCGCAGACTTACGCTCTGAAGGCTCCGCCACAATGACGGTAAATAGGTTCAGCGGCTCGATCCAATCGTCCTTACCTTTAATCCGGTACTTGCCTTGCTGGCAGAGTGCCAGTACAGCCAATGCTGCTGTGGCAGCCATATCCACAGGAGTCTGTGTGGTCTCCGCCACCGCAAGCACATAGTCCCGAATCTCTGGAGGGAATGCATCTACCGGGAATGTGGGGAGTGTGTGCTGGGTGAAGGGGATCGGTGGCTCCCACTTGGGTTCTGCCGGGGCATTGTAATCTCCCGGAGGAATGTAGCCCGGCTGCTTGGTTACCTTGCCCCGGTAGAATTTGAGGGCGCTGTTCCAAATCTGTTGCAGCTCTGCACGATCCAACGGCGGACTACACTTTTCCGCTTCTTCCAGGAACTTCCTCCCGGCTTCCTTGGTATCACCCCAGCGCTTGAGAATCTTTCCGGCAGCGTGGGAGAGCGTGCTGTTCCGGCTTCCTTCCGGTATGGTGCGTTCCATTTCAGCAAAGGCATCTTCCGCAGCCTGCTCATCCAGAAACTGGTCAATGGTGGTGTTTCCGGGGAAGATGTACACCTCCGTGTCGGGGTTTCCAAAGAAGAACCGACCGGCATCCAACGCTTTTTCATCGAAGAATGGGAATGCGGCTTGGAGACGTTGCATCAGTTCGGTATAGGCTTTGGGGTCGGTAATGGTATTGACCAGTAAAGCCACATGGAAGCGAGGCCGTGGAGAATACTTGCCTTTCTGCTTCATATGATTGCGGCTGGTGTAAACGATGCAGGGCACACCTAGAAACAGTTTAGGAATATCCTGGATATAAACCCAGTCCTTAGGATCGTCTGAGTGATTGTTGTCGATATCTCCTGCCAACACCACAGATTGTTCGAAATTGTCGTTATTGCGGTAACTATTCTTGAACCGGATAAAGGTATGGTCATAGCAGAACAGCGCCTTCAGCTCCTCCGGTGTGCTGCCGGCACCCACATTGGGATATCTGCAGTTCTTGGCATTACCGCTCTCCCAGGAGTGGTATACCGTTATTTGCATGGGTTTGGCTTCGTTATTCATTTCTTTCACCTCCTTGTATTATTAAATCGTAGTTTTAGAGTCCCTAAACAGGGATATATGCTACACTGTAAGGGATGCTGTGGATCGGTATTTCACCTCCTACCGCATGACGGTTTAACGAA